TGGTGTCATTGACTTAATATAAGTTAAGTCTTCTATTGCGATAGGTATTTTATTTGCTATCTTTTGATTCGCCGTCAATAATTTCATTTTCAATTCTCTTTTCTTTTTTAGTTTCCATACTTTGTTTATTCAACATCTTTTGTAATTCTGCTGTTGATCCAACAAATAAAGCATTCTTAATATTAGCACTTGATTTACCTGGTAGTTCTTTTAAATCTTTTAATTTCTTTTGTAAGTCTTGTAGTTTATCAACAGACGTAGCAACTTGTCCTATTAATTGACCAACAACTTCATATGCTCTAGGGTGTTGTCCTTCTTTTGCAATATCTAATATACCTTGTATTGCTTCTTGACCTTTTTCTATTAGATGATAATAACTATCTCTACTATAATCATAATCAGTATTAATATCTTTCTCTACTTTAACAGAAATCTCTCCGTTCTTTCTAGGAACAGGTGGTTGAAAATCTTTAAGTGGTTCAACGTTGGCAGTATCTACAACTTTTTCTTTGCCTTCTAAACCTAATATTTCATTTACACTATCTTCCAATTTACTCATTATAATACTTTCCCTTTATTAGGTCCTTCTTTAATTCTATATTTTTGTGTACCTGTTGCACCAATATTAACTTCTTTTCTCATACTTTTAGTTAATTCTAAAGTTTTTTTTTCTCTATTATTTTTAGCAGTATGTTCATTCAGTTGTCTATGTCTATCTCTTTCCATTACTCATCTTGTCCTGTTGTTGGATTATATTTCTTTGTATCATCAAAGAAACTAATCTTTGTTGTAAATCCAAAATCATCATCTGCGTTAGAATTTTCAGGATTTGGTATTACTATAATTCGTTCTTCTCTTGCTTTATTTATCGTGTCAGTATCAGTCATCATATCTGCTTGTGTCTTTCTAATAATCTTACTTTGGTTCATAGGACCATATAAGTAAGTTTTAGCAGTAAATGATAAAGTATATATAACAGCTCTACGTTTATTAAAATCACCATCATATGTATCTTCATAATCAACACCATCTAAAACAATAGGTACGTCCCTTTTAATTTCTAATTCTGGTATTGCATTAATAGTAACTGTTAAATCTGGTTGAAAATATGGTAATATTTGTTCAATTATTTGTAGTCCATTTTCTGCTGTAGCAGTAAAAGAATAAAGATTAAAACTTATATCATATGGAACTGGTGTATAATTAAAATTATGTACAGTTGAGTCAGACGTTCTAACTTTAACTGTTTTATTCATTTTGTTTAATTTTCTAGTAGCGTCATACTTTAAACCTTTTAATTCAAATCCCATTCTAGGTAATACAATAGCAAAGGTTCTACCTTTATCTAAATCTGCTTGTTGTGTTAATCTTTGTATAAACTTTTCTTTAGGTGCGTATGCTAAAGGCACACGTATTCTTTTAGTAACAGCGCCTGTGCTAGATGTTGTCTGTACTATAATGTTATTAAAGATTTGACCAAAAGCAATAGTTAGTCTTCTTAAACTTTGATTATAAAAATGTTTTCCGAACATATTGTTTACTCGTCAATTTCCCCGAATGGATTTCTTTCTGTAAAGTCTAAAATATCATCCGCTGTTGAAACAGTATCATAACCTGCCTCTTTATTTAAATCTAAATTATCTGCATAAGGAGATTGTGTTTGTAAATTAGAAGCAACAAAATCTTCTTTCATTAAAAATGCAGGTTGACCTGTTGAATGGTCAAAGTAATCTTCTAACGTTAATGATCCTGCACCAGTCATAACTTCTTGTCCATATTCTAATGATACTCTATATTGTAATTGGTCTAATGTATGTATATCTTCGTGTCGGTCAATAGTTGATAAACCAGTATCAAGTTTTTCACTTGAATATTCCCAACGAGTAACTTTAAGTTTATAAACTGGTAGATTGCCTAATTGGAAAAATGGTTCTTGGTCTTCTACAAATAAAATTTCAAAAAAAGATTTCATCAAAGGTACATATATTATATCACCTTCATTTGGTCTTCCACTTGCAATCAATGTTGCTTTGTTTTCAACTAGATTAGTAAAACTTCTTTTTGCAACAACTAGTGTTGTGTCATCACGAATTTCTAATCCAAACTTACTAATAATTTCTTGTTCACCAGCAAATCCTGTATTATTTTCAAAATACATTTCTACCATATAGGTATCATCAAACCTACTAGTTACATCTTCTCCTAGTATTAAATCTTTATTAACTAATGTTCGTGGTAAGTAAAAGACATCTTGACCGTAAATTTTAAGTCCTTCAACAATGATATCTTCGTGTAGTCTTTTTTCAGCAGCGTTGCCTATTCCTCGGCCACCCTGCCAATGATGATTAACTGGCATAGCATTATCCTATCATAAAGGTTGGGTTCAATTCGTATTGTGACCTGATTCTTTGTTCTAAATTTTCTATATCATCTAGTGCTTGTGTGTAAATATCTTTACCATTTAATGTAACTCCACCAAGCATTGCAACTCCATCAAACTTACTTAAATTAGCACCCCATTGTTTTTTAAATAAAGCAACAACATATTTCTTTAAAAATAAATCATTATAAACGTCTGTAAATTGTTCTGGATCTACTGCTCTAAAGCATTCTATTACAAGAAACTCGTCAACTTGTAAATCATTTTTCCAATCCATATCTATATACAATCTATTATCGTGTTGATTAAATCTCATAGGTTTTTCACCTACAAGTATATGGTCTAAAAAGTCCAAGTGTCTTAATACAACATCATAATTGATAACAGAAGTTGATGAAAAATCATATAGGTCATTCAATCTTAATTGATATCTAACATCAAATAAGTTTAAATTACCTTTGCTTGAAAATGGGAAAATATTAACTACTGATAATACAGTTTCAGGAACTATAATATAAGCATTACTTTCTTGCCAAGTAGAACTTACTGTAGTTGAATCACCGTAAGTTTTGCTAGCGGTTTCACTAGATTGCGAAAGCGCTCTAGCTTTATCTTCTGCTGTGTACTTGTACTTTAAATAGGTTCTTTTAACACCGTCATAGTGATATTGAGCAAAGTATTGCAATGCTTCATCCAGTCTATCTTCCATCTGGTCATCATCTACATTTATCTCTATTACCGGCTTACCTAATGCTCTTAAAGCGTACTGTTTTAAATTTTCTCTGGATGCTGGTTTAGCCATATTAGTCCCTTTATACTTATACTATATTTATAATAATAGTTATATCTTCGGAAAAAGATTATCAGTACAGAATATTCGTATATCGTCTTCAGGTAATCCAAGAGTTTTCATTACTCTAGGGGTGTGTGGATTTTGTTGTTGGTGTTCGCAATAGAAGTTTTGCGCTCTTATTACATCTTCTTTCTTTGAATCGCTATTATAATGACCAATTTTGTCAAGATAATTTTCTAAATTAGATGTAGCTAGAGTACATATTTGGTTTAATTCTTTTTCTTCTGTTACTTTACCAGCAGCAATCATACCAGGACTAAAGATAGCCTTTGCCCAATCAGGCAATTCTCTTTCTTTAGATGGTTTAAACCATTTATTTTCTTCTATGAAATATTTTGTTAAAGGATGGTCTTTTAATAATAGTGGACTAAAATCGTGAAAGACACCTGTTATCTTTTTCTTACCTGCAATAACATCAAATCCATAAATTGGACCACCATTAGTTAAATTTGGAAATAAACATATGTGTGCCATCCAAAGACCTTTTGTTTCTCTGGCGTCCACTACATCTACGTGAGCACGTCTTACACTCATATTAGACCAAGTACGGTTGGTCCAAGTATCATTATTAAATCTATCCATACCCTCTTCGTTGTATTCTTTACAACGTCTATCAAGTATAGCTATTATTTCTTTTTCTAATTTAATTAATCTTTCCCAAATCATTAATCCTTACCTTCAATACTAGTTCCTTTGAAAGGATCATTTTCTGTATCTTTGGTAATTACTTCGTTAGTTAAGATTAAAGGTTTTGAGTAATCCATATCGTTCATTTCTTTAAACAATTGTGTAGCACTTGCAAAACAAAATTTAACTTCATTTAAAATATTAAGTTTATAAACATTTAAATAACTGTTTATTGTTTCTTTTACTATTCGTTTATACTCTTTTATTTCACCGTGTTTAAATTTGTAATAACGATTAGGTCCTGGTGTTCGTTTCATTATCATTTGACCACCAGATACATCTCCTAAATGTCTAGTATAGATATGAGCGTATAATTTTTCTGCGTCTTCTTTGATTGATTCAATATGCTCAATGTAATTTTTAGTACTTTGAGTTACTGTTGGAAGTTCTTCACTTGTCCATAATGCTTTATAATCATAATGTAAATGTTCTGCTCTAGGTAAATTAGGAGTTGTACGAAATAGAGAATTTTCTATTCCATATTTTTCTAATACAGCATAACATTGTAATTGATTGTAAAGATAGGTCGCATAAAGACTAGGTTCAATAGAACCTGACATAAGAGTTTTGACAAACTCTTGTCTTTCAGCGTTTTGGTGTATATCTTTGGTTAATTCTTTGATGTCATACATAATATAATACTTATCATAATTAAATCACTACATAGATTAAGCTAGACCAGCGTCTTTAAGTTTCTTGTCTGCTGCTAGTTGAGCTTTAATTAAATCATTTGCAATATCTTTCATTGCTAATGCGTCAGCTTGATCCGCATCCACTTTAGCTTGTAGAGCAGCTGCTTCATCTGCGTCTGCACCACCAAAAACTGTAAGTGCTGAATTTGAAGGATCAATTGATAATCTCCAAGCTTCAATACCATCAGGAACGTTATCTACTTTGATTGCGTTTCCTTTTGATACAGCATCATCACCAGTTTCAGCATTTGGTGAAAAAGGTTCGCCTGAATTTGTAAAGTAATATGTTCTTGCCATTTTTATAATCCTTTATTATGTTCCGTATTTTCCACCGTAAGTGGAATCATTTTGACCGTACGAACCCCACCAGTCAATTTGCATTAACAATGGATAGTTAGTTGAATGGAAACCACCGTGTAGCCACGTTCTGTGAGCAGATAATCCGTAGTTACCAGTTTTATTAGTTACTGTAGTTCCAACGTGTGCGTTAGAATTAGGTACAACAGTATCTCCAGAATCACCACCTTGATAAACAGTTGTGTTTATTGTTTCATCTGAATCTGTTGGATCCATACACCAAGAGTATGTTCTATGAGAAGTACTATCGCAGTTGTCTGACCAACCTCCGTGAAAACCTGTACGTCCCCAAGCGAAATAAGGATTACTTCTACTTGATTTAGTTTGGTTTATACAAATAAATTTTCTAGGGTTTTCTATATTCATACAGAAAGCATTGATACCACAACCGTAGTAGTAATATGGAGAATAAATTAATCCCCAAGTTCCATCCCAAGTCGTCATAAATTTCGTGTAGTATTGGTGTCCACTAGCAGCACCGTAAGATGTAGTTGTTGATCCTGTAAAATCTTGCCAAGTTGACCATTGTCTACTTGCACCAGTTTGGTGAGCAGATCCGCCTTTGACTGAACAATCAAATACACCGTATCTTTTACTATTACTTTGTTTTAATCCAAATCCAACATAGTCATTATTACCAACAACAACGCACCAATCTTTAACATTTTGATTAGTCCAAGTGTCAGTAAAATGTTCTGTTGAAGTTAAGTTATCAAAAAATTCTTTAATTTTGTCTATTTTATTTAAGCATTTAGAAGACTTAAATATGTGAATAGTTTTTGAAGTATTTCCACCTTCGTCACCAGAGTGAACCATAACTAAAGTTTTAGTTTTTTCATTGTATCCAGTACCAGTTGCGTAAGTATTACTTGCTTCTGTTCTATTAGAAGAATAATCATACTCGTCTATATTTGGAGCACCGTGATTACCTGGATATCTTTCTCTTAATGTGTTTCTTCTGTTAACAAACATACGTCTAGGTCTAATTCCTTCTGGAAGAACCATATTCAGTTTATTCCATCCATTTTGATATTCAAAAGAAGATGAGTATTCGTGGTAAGAATGCCAAGATACGAATCCATCTCTTGAAGATGTATAAAATTGTGCGTGTGGATATTGGTCACATTGGTACATACTTTTGTTCCAATATGTCCAAGATGAATAACTTTGCGTAGTTAAATCGTGATGAGATACGTGAGTACCGTGGTCATTTTCTGTATAAGCGTGTGAAGCATCTGCCAACATACCAAATCTATAGTTTGTTGTTGAGTTACATACAGCACCCCAAGGAGACCCTACGTTTTTAAAACCAGAATCAAAAATTCTGTAGTTAACGTTGTGATTTTGGTCGGAGTTATCTCCCCACATACCAAATAGTGGAAGAGCTTCTTTTCTGTGGTCTATTGCACCAGCAGCACTACCGCCGGATAAAAGTGTTGTTAATGAACTCATTAAATGTTCTCCCTTAAAATTTCTTTTGTATTACTATTTATATAGTTTATATCTTTCATTATGAAATTATCCAACCAATATATGTTGAAGTTACATCTGGTGTTGTTTTAAAAGTTAATCTGAAATTAGCATACTTTTTATCTACTATTAAATCTGTAGCACTAGCTGCTATATTATTTCCGTTTCTATCAACTGTAAGATTTTTTGTATCAAATTTTCCCATACCATCATTTATAATAACAAAGTCGTTATCTACTGGTGAAGCAGGTAATGTCATTGTAAATCCCGCCGCTGCTGTATTGCATATATATGCACCGCCGTGAACAGCAGTAAAGTTAGCTGTTTTAGTTTCCCATAAAATTGAATTTGAAGAACCCCAAACAGGATCAGCACTTGCACCTTTAGTTACTAACATTTGGTTTGGTGTGCCTGCCGCTAATCTTTGTACACCACTTGAATCTCTAAACAGCATATCGCCGTGTGTAGTAAGTTGTGTTACGTCATCACCTTTTTTGGCAATCTTTGACCAATAGGTTGCATTTGAAGTTGCGTTTCCAGTTGAAAGTAAAATACAAATAAAAGTTTCACCTCCAAAAGTAGCAATATCGTCCACTACATAAGCAGTAGCAGCATTATATGCCCCTTGAAATACTGGTTTAATTCGTCCTAAATTTATTGTTGCCATAATTCTGAATCCTTATTTATATTTATAATAGTTATCTCCTACTATTATCTAATTTTAATAATTATTTATCCTAATTCTACAGTTAAGTTTCCGTTGACTATAGTCCAAGCCAATCCTCTTTTCCATAGAATACTATCCTCAAATATATCTTCTTGGTTTTGAGTTTTATATCTAGTGTCTATATTATCAAGTCCATTAGTGTAAGTAATCTGTAAATTGCCTTTCCATTCAGGTGTATGAATTTCACCACCTTGACTTGGATGACTACCATTATAGTAATACAACTTAGCAATAGCACTTCCTGGGTCTGTACTTGGTGTTTTACTTGGAACAATAATTGTTGTTGTAGCACCAGCAGTTCCAGCAGCACCAGCTGAACTTACATTTGTTATGTATTCAGTTCCACCTGCTTTATGTGTACCATCAACAGTTGTTGAGAATTTTATTGTGTGTCCGTCTAAAGCAGCTTGAGAAACATCAAACACATACGTATTTCCTTCAAGAAATTTCATAGTATTCTTACTTCTAGCTACGTGATTATAGGGTAATTCATCACTACCACCATCAATCATTAACGTACCAGCAGTTCCTAAAACATATAGTTTTGTTCCATCAGCATTAAAAGTTAAACCACGTGGGTTCATTGTTGGTGCTGAAGGAGCACCAGTTAAAATAACTTCGTGTGTAAGTGCTTGTATAGTTGAAACATCAAAACCTGTTACTAATGGATATTGTATAACATCATCTCCATCTGTTCCTGCAACGTACATTCTTGTTCCATTAACATTAAAAAATAAACCAGCTGGACTTGTTTCTTGAGCGCC